CGATGCAGCCGCTAATGGGTTCTGGGGACGAACAAGTGCATCCATACGTCAAAGCACACGACTTAAACCCATACGCATGTGGCGTTACGTCTGGTGGCGTAATCGGTGAAGTTGCTGTGCTGATAATGCCGTCCGCAACGCAATTAGTGCAGCTAGTTATGTCGTAAAATCCATAAGACGTTGGTGGTAGGTCGGACGCTTCGCTTCTTATATTACTTGCCGTGCAACGTAGACAAGTACCCCCACTAAATCCCATTGCTATCGTAGAACCAATATCGCTATCATAGCTTGAAACCACAGACAATCCATTCACCGTGCAGTCCGTGCAGATGCAATTAGAAAAACCATACGCCCACCCTGCTTTAGTGGTTGCATTGCTGCAGTTTAGCACGTCGCAATTGACACACGTACAGGAGCTAAAACCAACGATACTCCCGCCATCGACGTCAATTTTCGCGTAGTCGCGGGTTACGCAATTTATACACATACCACAGTTATTGAACCATGCTGGGCTATTCGCTATGGTGCAGTTTTCAAAAGTACTGTTACTATCGTCATCAAAACAATACGGTACGTTTCCGGTCCCCGTAAGACCATAGATACAGCTTTTTGAGCGAGTCCAAATTGTACCGCTAAACCATACGTTATCAACACCGACAAGGACAGCATTGAAACACGCAAGGGTCGTCGCAAAAACATACTTGTCGCTGCTGCCATAACCTTTAATCCGAATTTGGTGTGTTGTACCTCGGGCCGCAACCGCAGCGTGAATGGTAGTATAAGCACTACCCCAAGAAGTACCGTCGCCTGCCCCAATAGCGTGTTTGTCAACATAGCAGATAGGCCTTGCTACATCCCAGCAACTACAACAACATCCCAGCCGCAGACCACCAATGCCCATCATGGGCCAGATTAAGCCGGATGGTTTAATGATGTCAAATGTACTCATATCAATAGGCCCCCGTCACATTTGCACACGCGACTGCGATGATTCGATAAATTTTATCATCAGATGCCTGTGCAATATACACTAATGATCCGGCGGTGATTGTGCTACCTTCAAGCAATTCACAATACACCTCAACGCTTTCGCCCACTCCAACCAACGCACCGTACTCAGTGCGTTTATAGATTACAGCTGTGCCATCGCCTCCCGCGTGATCGGCAAGCGAGGAAGCAACACCTACAACTACTTCTATCGATGAAGTACAGACACTGACAATCGAGTTATAGTCAGTCAGCTCTTCTGGGGTTAATGTACCATCTCCTCCTGTTGCGATGTTTTGATTATGGGCGTCTATTAGAGACTGAGCCACATCAAGATAGCCTTGCAATACATTAATGCGACTAGCTAATTGCTCTGCCACATGCCCTGGATCGCCGATCATGTCTGAGGTATCATCTGCAATGCCTTCGAGAGTGGTAGCTGATACTTCTAAGCCCGGATCGGTAACCTCAGAAAGGCTAGCAGCACCTGAGTTAAGGTTATCCGCTATGTCATCCAATAACAACGCATATCCATCAGCTTCGCCCTGTGTTGGAGGGTCCTGGGTGTTGACAGAGGTGATTTTGGCGACTCGGAAGGAAGAAGAGGGGGAAGTTCTTTGAGCAATCCATCTACCAGACTTATCTCGGCTAACTAGCAACCAATCATTGCCTAAATTTGAATTAGTTAAGTTGTAAACTTGCAAACTAAATCCACTTATAGGCATAAGGTCCCAATCCTCAGAACCAGAGCCGTCTACTATTATATAGACGTCACAAGCAGCACATCCAGGATGATCGTAAGTATCTTCTCCTTTTGGAATAAGGGCAGGAATTCCGTCTACATTATCCTCACTATTTTTATGTGGTTTTGCGATATAGATCTCAGGAGAACCATTATTAGATATAGGATCTTTAAACTGAATTTGGAATGATTTAGAATCTCCAATTAGTTTTTGGATTTTATCTCTGTCTTGACCAGTTAATAAATATCCTTCAGTCATGGCTTATTCCTGGATTAGACACAGGGTGTATCTTGCAGTAATTTTTTGACTACGTATCCAAATTTTATCATCAAAGGGATAAAACCTACAAGTTTCACCTGGTGGTACTAAGATAGATGGTGTAGAATCGTTGAATGAAATTTCTATTATCCTACCAGATGCTTCTAATATTTGTACGGGTGTGGGATTATAAGAGAATTTACCTTCATCATTCCTGAGAATGAATAGACCACAATTATTGATCCAACCTTTATCTAATTTTTCCCAATTTTCTTTAGCTACTTTATGACGTTCATAAGGTTGTTCACTAGATAATAATTCTCTTGAATATCTTGAAGTGTCTCCTAAAAGAGTGATTGGATTAGCTTCAACTGGCTGATAGTAAATAGTTTCAACAACAACTAGTCTATCTTTAGCGAGAGGAGATAATTTTATTTGTGTTTCTAGCTGAGTAAGTTCTTGATTTGACATGGTTCGCTCCTAGTCGAAAATTATTATGCTTCAAAAGCTTCCACTAAAACAACACAATCTGTTGTGTTGGCTATAAAACATAGAGTATTTGTCTTAACCCCAGTAGTTCCAGTCCCAATACCTGCTTCAGCAAATTCCCAGCCTAACATTCTGCTAAGTCTTAAGATGAAAAACTCTCCTGGCAGTATTTCCCCCAATGGATAAAATTTATCTGTTTCAGGATCAGATATTCCATATGTAACATAGTTAGTACTGTCTTGATTACTAATTCTACAGAGTCCAGGTTGTGAAAGCTCACTTAGATCAACATCTGTCCCATAGATACTAACTACAAAAGCCCCTGGAGTTGGGCCTAAAGCCCCATCTACATCAGCATTAAATTGGGTTGGATAACTTCTGTAATTAACATTACCGGAAGCGTCGGTTTTGTTGATCATTAAGCTGGCTTGTATTGAGGCTTCTCCACTCATTATTTATCCCTTAAAAACTAGTTGGTATTCCTAATAATAAAAAATCACTTTCGCCGCTGTATTCAAGTCTAGCACTAGCTGGGGGACCTGTAAACCCTTGAGAAGTTGTATAAGGGGCATTATTAAATCCAGTTCCGGTGAGAACTGAAACTGCTGCTCCAGAAGTATAGACGATTTTAGTGTTTGCTGGTCTACCATGGCCATCTAGTATCACTCTAGTATTTTCGTTATTTAAATCTTTATATGCCATAAAGTCACCTTGGCTAGAATTTAAAATACTACTAGGCTCTGTATACATAACATTTGAGAGTAGACGATAACAACCATAAAATTCACTTGTCGCGTCTACAATCCATTGTCCCCTTAAACACATAGACCCACTGTCTAAAATTTCTTTATCGAAGCCAATAATGTTTCCTTCTCTATCCCGATTATAAAAGTCTATTTCAAAATCAAATGATCTTGTGTAGAAAAAAGAACATCGACCATAAGTTTTTCTTTCCCAAGAAGTGTTGGATAATAATACACATCTAGCAGGAACTCCCCATAAAGGAGATTCATTCACTGTATTTACCTGGTTAGAAAAAGTACTTAATCCAAGATTAGCTACATTTTGTTCTATATGTACTGTAGGTCGAGTATAATTAAAAGTAACTTCTGATCCAGTTATAGGCTCATTAGAAGATGTAACCAACCTAGAACCATTACGATCATATTTAGCTTCCCAAGGTAGTTTTGTAAAACTACCACTTATTTTCATCGGCTCAAGGAGAGGATTTTCTATGTCTGTATCGCCACAACGTATAAGATCATACTTGTTAGAAAAGATTTTTTCAACTAAATAAAATTGAGCTGGATCACCCTTCTTTTCTTGATCTATAGTAACAGACATTTCTGGTCTACACCAACACCAAACATCAGATCCTGTATAGCCGGCAATATCAAAATTTGATCCCAATGCGGGTAGACCGCTAGCCCTCATGACTGCTGCTGGTGATTCTGTTATCTCTGCCTGTACTCTATACATGACATGATAAGTCCGAAAACCTTCAGCATCTCTTTCCATCCGCCAGCTAATAGGGCCATTCCCAAATACACTTGCCATTATTAATCCAATCTAGACTATTTAAAATTTGCTAAGGAAAGCTCAAGAGTGTTCTTTTTTAGTTTTCCTAATTCAACAAGTGTGTTGATTCCAGTAGTCATTTCTTGTATTCCAGTAACCAAAGCTTTATCTGTTTTTTCAGTAGCTTCTTTTTGGGTATTTTTTTCTTGCATTTCACTTCTAGGAATAACTGTACTTCCTAACCTATATTCATATAACGCTCTATCAGTTGCATTACTTCTACCGATTAAGGCTTCATACGGTTGCCCCTTAATTTGAGAGGAATAGTCTTTATGCGCTTGACCATAAGCTTCTTCAGAAGATTTTCTAAATGCCCACTCACCTTGGACACCCTTTCCAAAACCACCTAAAGATTGAATTTTATTAAGCCTTTCTGAATCTCTAATTGCTCGTTGTAGCGGCAGCATATACCTTTCTACTAATCCGGCACCTTCATTTGTATAAACCATAGATAATTCTTGAGCGGCATTCGCAGTTAAAGTGGCTTTCATTTCTTCCCCCTTAATTGCAACAAGATCTTTATTAGCTTGTGCCCATTCTTCATATGCTTTAGCTGCTTTTATGGCAACTTTTAAGGATTCATTTTTAGGGTTAGAGGCAGACACTAATTCAGCGGCAAAAAACTTTTGGGAGATTCTAGTTTTTTCTAATGCCAAGTTATAAGCAACTTCTGCTTCTGTGAGTTTTAATCTAGCTGCTAATTCACCTAGACTAGTTGCTTGCTCTGGAGTTTTTCCTTGTTGTAGTGCTTGATCTATAGCAGCTTGCTTAGCTGAAGCTGCCCCAATTAAATGAGCACGATTAATTTTATCGTTCATGTATTTAGATTCAAGTTCAAAGAATCTTTTCATCCGATTTGTATCGGATTCTTTGTACATCTCTTGAATTAAATCATTGGCTTTTTCTAACCCAGGTGTTATGGCTTCTAGTTCAAGATTCCTACTAGCCCTGAAAGCCCCTTCAGCTTCATGCCCTGGGTCTATAACATTATAAGCTTGTGAAGCTTCTAAAGCTGCTTTAGCTTGTAAAAAATCTTGGCTAGATTTTGCAGCTGCTCCACGACTTCTTTCTAACCAACCAATAGTTTGATCTTTATTGGCAATGTATTCTTTTCCAGCACCAATTGAATTAGTGATTGCTAGAGCTTCTTGCCTCAAAGAATCTTTATATCTATCCGTTGCTTCTTGTTGATGTAGAGTAGCTGCGATTAGCTCTTGTTTATTTGTATTCCTATCTTGCTCTTGTTTGCTAGAGAGGGCTGATTTTGCATTGACGTGTCCTCCAAGTAGTGCCATAAAGTCAGGCATAATTCTTTGAAATCCGCCTTTTTCAGAGAGTTCTAATCTCTCCTTGGCTTGTTTTTGTTCTAACGCCCCTTCAGATTTAGCTTGTATTAAGGCTAAATCTTCTTTTGCTTTTTGATATTTTTGTTGCCCAAAAGAGGATGCTTCACTATAAGATAGCTTATCTCGCATAAATTGATTACCCTGTGGTGATTGATTAAATCCACTGGTAATTTCAGAAGAAAGCTCTTGAGATTCTTTTGCTATCTGTTTAGCTTCTTTTATATCATACTTAATGCTATTTTCAATTATGAAATTAGTTGCTTTTATAGCTGTTCCGACTAAGGCGACAATGCCGATTAATTTTGTATATGAAGCCCCTAGATCAACAACATTTTTAGCTGCATTAAGGCTTGTATTAGATTCTTGGCGTAAAGCTTGTTCAACTTCTTTAGTTGAAAGAACTACTCTTTTCGAAGCACTTTCTAATTCTCCAGAACTTAAAGAAAGATTTTTTAGGTCTTCTAAAACTGAATCAGTGCTATCATTAGAGGCTTTGGCTAGTTTACCAGCTTCTTTCACGGCATTTTCCATCATATCGCGATAACTTTTATCGTCACCTATGATACGAACAACTAACCGTTCTAATTCAATTTCTGAAGACATGAATTATTTACCTTTAATCCCAAGTAAATTAAACCACTTAGATTTAGACAAAGAAATTTCTTCTTTTGATGGTAATGATTTTGGTACTTCTGGCTTGCTTGTAACCAATTTTAAATCAGTTAAATTAACTTCTTTTTTAATCCGAAGTTTTCTGATCTCAGCCGCTACTTGCATACTGTACCAATCATCACGGGAAGGATTATTAAGATCAGATTCAATCCAAGTTAATCTAGCTTCAAACTCACGTTGAGTTAAAGATTGCATAAACTTGGATAAGGGTATAGCTAGGCGGTATCGATCAGCTAGTTTAAACCAACTGTCGTACCGTCTAGCTAGTTTTTTGATAGATCCTCTTTTGCCTTAGAATCAGCTAATTGTTTTTGTAGTTTTTCAATTTGCTCTTCTATTGATTGCACAGAATCGTACATGCCACTAAGCTCTTTTGCTCTTTCAAAAAGGGCTTTTTGTACTCGATGTGGCCAGCTACGAATTAATTTTTCGGAGACCTCTTTACCTTCTGTGTCAAATAGACAAAGAGAAACAAGCAGTGGTTCAAGATCAGCTAAATCGTGCATACGAACTAATTTGCCTTCTTGGTATTCATAACATCTAAGTCTGGCATTGTCGTATTTAACAGCAGCTCCGCCGCTAGTTTCTCTTAACTCATATTCAATTCCACCAATATAGGCTTGTTCTACGATTGGGGTAATATCGTCAAAACGTATAAGACTCATTTTTCGCTCCTAAATATATTTAAAAAATATTAGTTAGTCCCAGAACCTTCAGCAAGAACAGGAATTGTTTCAGCATTATTGGCATTCAAGTTAGTTGGAACTAGGGTAATCCTAGCCATTGGTTCTTTACCCTCTTCTAAGGATTCAGCTGCAAACTTTTGTAGGTATCCCCACCATGTAAGAGTGGCTCCATCAGGAAAAGTAGTTATGATAGACTGATTAACATTGATACTAGCTAAAATAGTGTTGTATACAGTCGGATCATAGGCTACATTTATTTCTGATGAGGTTATGTCATACAAAGATCTTGGATATTTTGTACGAACAGCATTATTTCGCATAGTAGTTAAATCAATAGCTTCTCCGCCATCAATTCCAACTGGTTGAACTGTTTTTTCCCAAAAGGTTATTCCAGCACCAGTCAAAGTAATTGTTGTAGAAAATCCATCACGTAAAGCTTGAACAACACCAGCCATAGTATCTCTCCTTAATTAACTTGTCTCAATGCTACAATAGCATTAATAGTATGTAAATATCGATCTGTACCAGGTTCTCTTCCCAGAATAATAGGCCCACTTTGACGTGTAAGTGAATAAACCATGTATGAGGTACTTGCTATTGTGACAGAAGTATTTTTTATTGCTTCATCAATAGCTACTCTAATTTCGTCAGATTTAGCCCAAGCTATTGGGTGGCTTACCCCGCGAACTTGAATTGATATTCCTTTGTGCTCTAAAGTTTCACCAGTTCTTTGAATTCTACCATTAGTGATTCCAGCCGTATCAGTGATAGTGATTAAATTGTCAGGGTAATCCGGCTCATTACTAACTTGGATAGGCCAATCGCCTACAGTTGAAGGTAGTGAACCTAGATTGAGAGCAATCAACACTCTACGAACTACATCCGCAGGAGAGTGAGTTAAAATGCTACTCATTTAGTTTTCCTCAACTTTGCTTTAGCCTTTTTTATCTTAGCTCTTTTAATTTGAGCAGCCTTTTTTGTTCTAGCCTTTTTTAAGGTAGCTTTTTTTGCTTTAGAAGCTTTTAAGGCAGCTTTTAAGCTTATTTTTCTATTGGCTTTAAAAGCTTTTTTACTTTCTGCAGCAACAGTCAATAACTCATTTTCTCTAGCTACAAAAGCACTGGCCCTTAAATTGCCTGTCTTTACAGGGACTAATTTTTGACTGGCTTTTTGTAGTCTAAGCCCAGCTAAGTAAAGAGCTTCTAATAAAGGTACTCCATTATTTAAAGCAATAACAATAATTTGAACTAAAGTTGGTCCAAGTTGTCTGGCCGGCTGCTCCAAGAACTTCCATTGTTTACCTGGAGCATGTTTAGCCTGTCGTTCATGGACGTAGATAGCATAGTTAGCTGTGTATCCAACCATCACACTAGGTACATTTCCTTGCGTAAACTTTTTTTCTAAAGCCTTAAATTTAGCTGTAAGACTTTTAATTTTAGCAATCTCAACCATAAGATTAAGATGTGACTAAGTAAGGTAAAGTTACTTTAACATCCCCAGCAATTCTCATTTCCGTTCTATCACTTTTTGTAAATCTCAATTGATATTTATAGCTACTTCCAGCTTTTGTAAATAAACTTGTTTCAGCAGAAGTTAATTGAACACAAACTTTTTGTGCCCCCGTAGCTGTTACTACTTCACCAGTTTTTTTAAATAAAGCTGTACTGTCAGCCAGTACAAAAAAGATTTCAACAATTGCTGAAGTTAAATCTCCTCCGCACCAATTTCCTGAAGTGTTTGTCCAAGACAATTCTCTTGTATCAGTTATGTTATAATCATCACCGGACACAATATCTATATCTTGGTTATCCACAACAGGCGAAACTATTGATATAGACCCTCTAAATTTAGTTGCTATTGCAGAAGCTATCGCAGTTTCATCTATAACTATATCACCTAGAGAGTCGCTAATACTCTCAATGATAATTGCAGCAAGTGCTGTCTCGTCGATCGTCACCTCAATCCCGCTAATCGCTTCAGGAATCGTGGTAGACGTATCGTCAAGCACTTGCGAGAGCTTACTGCCTTCAGCTTCAAGGGCTGACTTCACCTGCTCAGCAATCAAACTGGTTGCTACTGCTGTCAGACGGTAAACCGTCATTAGACATCCTCTTCGATCATGGTGTCAAATTTAGCTACCGTTGCTGCTGTCGTTGTCAAAGCAGTGTCCTGTCCTTCAGTCAATCCAGCTCCAACCCAAGCAGCATCGCCTTGATCACGGATTGCTTCAGTACTATCGGCAGCTGGGTCGAACGTTCCACCAATGTCTGTTGGTAGTGTAGCTGCTTTAGAGAGCAAAGCCTTGAATGCCCCAAGAACCGTATTCACGCCTGTACCC